TATCCTTTTGGGCTTTTTACGTTGCGAGCGCAAATTCGGCGAAAAGCGACTTCGAGAATTTCTTCGTGACTTCAACACATTCGCCGATACCATGCGACAAAACGACGTAACGCTTGACGAAATAACGGGAATGTTGAAAGAAGAATGTAAATTTGACCCCGAAAAAGAATACGTTGCGTTTATCAAGGAGACACAAGGAGTTTAAGCATGATTAAAGAAAAGCGACGCAAAGCCGCATATCGTTTCATCGACAAAATCCTTCGCCACAGAGCGGAGATCCAAACCGCCGTCGATGAAGCGAAAAACACCAACAACCGCGATACCGTTTGTAAATCTGGCAATAGCATTTCCGACCCTACGGCAAACCAAGCAATCAAATCCATTACGCCCGTCAAATCGGTTACGCTCTCAAACGGCTTACGCATCAGAAACCCCGAAAAATGGCTAGACGCTATAAGTCGCCTTTTCGATGTCCTCTACCCGGAAGAAACCGAAATACTTAGCAAGATTTACAGCGGCTTCAGCATCATAAAAATAAGTCGCGAATGTCACATCGACTTTTCTTCCGTTTATCGTCTCCGAAAGGAATGCCGACACATATTAGCCGAAATCGCTTGCCAATACGGACTTATTCAAGTCGTAGAGGAGTAAAAAAACTTTTAAAAATTTGCCCAATTTTTTCTCGAAAAAACTGCTATAATGGTTACAGTGCAAATTAGCGCGACCGAAGGTTTTTCCCTCGCGCGCGAATATTGTATTATAATTATTAATTATATAATATAGTCTGCTGCTTATAGCTGCTGCCGCCGCAGCAGCAGCTATAAAATAATAATATTAAATAATTACTCTATATCTCATAAGCTAGATACTTCGCTTCGCTCGTATCTAGCTTTTTTGTTTCAGTTTTTTGTTTTATCCGGAAAAGAGGTGACTTTTATGTCTAAAAAAAGAGAAAACTATGCTTTTATACCAATCGATAAGAGAAATAAACGTAAATTTTGGCTTTCTGATGACGGATTAGCCTTAATTGCAGGTTGGACTCGTGAAGGTCACACTATTAAGGTTATTGCCGATAAAATGGGCGTTGGCAAAAGTACTTTGTATGAGTGGATGAATGATAGCGTAGAATTAGCAGACACATTACAACGAAATTTGGAGATTTGCAATAACAGAGTCATATCCGCTCTATACCAAAAATGCCTTGACGGTGACACAAACGCTATTAAATACTGGCTCGCTAACAGAGCCGCTAAGGATTGGCGAGATAAGCAAGAATTAGTCATTGATGGTGATATTCCCGTAGTTCTCAAGGATAACGTCACAAAATGACTCTCTCATTTGCGTTTTGAGAGGCTTTGAAGCAAGGGCGAGTATAAACCCCAAGGGCAAAAATGAGCCTCTTAAAACGCAAAATTGCCTCAATGCCTTATTACATAAGGCGCTACATATCATGCTCATATTGGTATAACATCTGTTTCTTGTAGGCAATGTTGTAGGCAATAAGTTGTAAACCTGTATAAACACTAGGTTAAACGCTATTATGTTTTGATTGAACTGATATGTATAAGTGTATTGCAAGGTATAACATAGCGTATTGCGTATAAGTATAGCAATGAATAAGATATGCCGTAGTGCGTAGGCTGGCGAGCCGTGAGTGGTGAGAGCGTTAAGCCGTATTGGTTCGGTGTATGAGTGTATAGCCATAAGCGGTGATTATGCCTAAAGCCTATATCCCCAAGTACCCCCCTACCCCCTCCATCCTGGTTTCAGTATACTATATGCTTTACTCACAAAACATACACACATACACACATACATATACCTATACGCATATATCCACATATATATCCACATATCCACAGGAAGGAGGCTGTTCATGGCAAAGGAGAAGAAAGAAATAGATTTGCAAGATGTAATAGGCGAAGGGTACAGCGAGTTCTGGAACAGTCAGAAGCGGTATGTGGTGGTGAAGGGGAGCAGGGCGAGCAAGAAGAGTACAACGGCGGCTTTGAAGATAATCGCCCGAATGATGCAATATCCTCTGGCGAATACGCTTGTGGTGAGGAAGACGGCGGAGAGTTTGAAAGACAGTTGCTACACGCAGTTGTTATGGGCGATAGAGCGGTTAGGCGTGGGGAAATACTGGAACGCAACGAAAAATCCGCTTGAAATCGTGTATAAACCGACTGGGCAAAAGATAATGTTTCGCGGGTTGGACGACCCGTTGAAGATAACGTCTATTACAGTAAAGCAAGGTCATTTGTGTTGGGGCTGGCTAGAAGAAGCGTTTGAAGTAGAGGAAGAAGCGTTTAACAAGGTTGATGAGTCGTTGCGCGGACGGATGCCGGAAGGGTATTATATACAATGGCTGATAACCTTAAACCCGTGGGACAGTTCGTGCTGGATAAAGCATAAGTTCTTTGATATACCAAGGGAAAACGTATTGGCAATGACGACGACTTACAAGTGTAATGAATGGTTGTCGGACGCTGATAAAGAGATGTTTGAAGAAATGCGGGTTATAGACCCAGAACGCTATCGAGTGGCGGGGTTGGGGGAGTGGGGAATAGCCGACGGGCAATTCTTCACGCAATGGAGTAATGATAAACACGTTATAGAGCCTTTTAAGATACCTAGGGACTGGGTAAAGATAAGGGTAATGGATTGGGGGAGCGCAAGACCTTATGCGGTTTTGTGGTTCGCTATAGACTATGACGGCAACTCTTATTGTTACAGGGAGTTGTACGGTTGGGGAGGTAAGCCGAATGTAGGAACTGGAGAGACGGCGAAAGAGGTTGCGGAGAAGATAGCGGAAGTAGAGAGCAAGAGGGAAAACGTATACGGGGCGATATTGGATAACGCTTGTTGGGCGACAACGGGGGTAACGGGACCGACTATCGCCGAGGAGCTGAACGAAACTCTGTACGCTCATAAATTACCTGCCTTTGATAAAAGCAGCAAAGGCAGGATAGAGGGCGCGAACGCGTTAAAGCAAAGGTTGATAGGCAACCAGATGAAGGACGGGAGCTATAAACCCGCCATATATTTCTTTAACACTTGCGTAAACAGCATACGGACGATACCGATGTTGGCGCACGATAAAGGCAAGCCCGAGACCTATGATACGAAAGGTGAAGATCATTGCTGTGATGCGGCGGTTTATTTTTGTTTGTCGAGACCGTGGGCGCCGGTGAAGTTAAAGAAAAAGAAGACTATACATGACGCTTATGCTTCGTCAAGCAGGAGCGAGAAAAAGAGCGCGTGGACTTATTGAAAGGGGGTGAACAAATGCCAACAGATTTTATTCCCGCAGATGTTGAGAGTAATCATCCGAGTATCGGCAAGTTTCGCAAATGGTTCAGGGCGAGTGTTGACCATATGCAGGATTGGCGAAAAGAAGCGAAGGAGGATTATGATTTTGTAACGGGTAAGCAATGGACAGAAGACGAGAAACGGACTTTTGAAGATACGGGCAGACCCGCCATAACCATAAATCGCATAAAACCGCTTATAAACGTTTTGTCGGGTTATCAGCGTTTGAATAGGTATGATATTGAGTTTTATCCGAGGACGGGAGACGATATTGACTTATGCAAGATAAGGAAGGGCATGACAAAGTATGTGCTTGACCGTTCCATGTTTGAGAGTGAGGAAAGCGCGGCGTTTTTGGATGCGGCAATTGGCGGGTTAGGTTGGTTTGAAGTCGGGTACAAATACGACGAGGATTTAGCCGATGGAGAAGCTTTTGTAAAAAGAGTAGACCCGTTCGGCGTATATGTTGACCCTGAAGCGCATTTGCAGGATTATAGCGACGCAAAATATATTTGTCGCGGCAAATGGGTAAGCAAAGATGAGTTGAAGGACGTATATCCCGAAAAGGCAGAGGAAATAGATGCGCAGTTCGCTCTCTATGACCCTGCCGAAAGAGAGGGGAGCGGCGGTTATACAGACGAAATTGACCCCATGTGGTACAACAGCGAATTGAAGAAAGTTCGTTTGATTGAATGTTGGTATAAAGAGCGAGGGAATAAAGTTTTAGTTCAGCTTGTCGATGGGCGTTTTGTGCCGGAGCAGGACGTAACAACGGATATGATTTATGCGGGGCAGGTTGCAATAAATCAAATGGGCGAGCCGGTTATACAAGAAATCCCGACAACCTTTGTAAGAGTCGCGGTATTTTTCGATAAAGTTTTACTGGAAGATATAGAAAGCCCATACGAACATGGTGAATTGCCGTTCGTGCCACTCTTTTGTTATTACTTTGGCGTAGGGGATTTACCCGCGGGATTTGTTCGCGACCTTAAAGACCCACAGCGGGAAATCAACCGCAGGCGTATTCAGGAGCTTCATATCCTTAATACCAACAGTAACGGCGGAGGTTGGATAGAGGACGGGGCAATGACCCCGGAGCAAGAAGAAGAATTTAAGAAGATGAACGCTATCCCGGGGCATTACAACAAGGTAAAAACCGGGGCATTGTCTCAAGGTAAGATTATAGAGCGTCAGCCTTCTGCGCCACCTAGTGCGATTATTCAAGCGGAAGGGCAAGCGACAAATGACCTCACGGCGATAAGCGGGATAAACGAAGCGTTGATGGGCGTAGATATTCCTAAGCAATCAAGCGGACGCGCTATTGAGTTAAAGCAAAAACAGGCTATTACTCATGTTGCGCCTATGTTTGATAACCTTCGCAAGAGCAAGAAGCAGATAACTTATCTTCTGTGGGGCAAGCGTGGAAAACCGGGGATTATTCCCCAATATTACAATACCGATAAAGTGTACCGTATAGAGGGAGAAAACGGGCAACAGTTCATCAGGGTAAATCAACAAGTGGCGCAGCAAGACCCAATGGGGAATATGATTTATAAGACGCTTAACGATTTATCGCAGGGAGAGTTTGACGTAGTTATAGCCGACGTAGAAGCAAGCACGACGCAAAGACAATCGCAGTTGTGGAGTTTGGTGGAAGCGGTTTCAAGGTTGCAGATACCGGGCGATTTGGTGTTTGACGCTATTTTAGACCTTGCAGATTTGCCGAATAAACAAGCGATAAAAGAGAAGTGGGCGGCGCAACAGCAAGCGGCGCAACAGCAACAACAAGCGATGATGGAGCTTGAGCGGATTAAGAATGAGAATATCAATCAGTCGATAGCGTATAAAGACGCTTCATTCCCGATACAGCTTGCAATGGCGGCGAAGCAAGGATTGATAGACCCGCAGATTGCGCAGTACGCTATAAATCTTATGGTGCAAGAAATGTTCCCAAAATTGGCGCAAAGTATGGTGCAGCAACAGCAGATGCAACAGCAGATAGCGCAAATGCAACAGCAATTACAACAGCAAACGGGGCAAGGCTTACAGCCGCAAGCGCCAGTTTCGCAGTTGCAAAATAAAGGGCAAATGCAAGGGCAGATGACACAACCAGCCCTGCAAGCGTTAATGAGCGGCGTAATGCCGGCAATGTAAAGGAGAGTTGAAATGGCAAATACAAAAGCGAAAACCGAGAAAGTTGATGTTGAAACTACAACCGAAGATGTGAAAGTGAAAGAAGAAACGGGTACAATCAGCCCGACGCGTGCAAATCCGATTGAAGCAACCGCAGCAGTATCGTCTTTGATTATACACCTCTGCGGTGAGGCTAAGGCGCGGCGTGTTAGAGACGAGTACAAGTCTTACGAGGCTATAGCCGCTTTGATGACTTCCCTTAACAAGGGTTGATATATATTTCGTGTCGCCGACGATACGGGCGCGATTTCGTCAGCCGGACGTAAAACGGAGAAAAGGAGAAACTTATGCAGTTTGAATTTGATTTACAGAATTTCGCAGAGGAAGAAAATATAGCCGACACCGCAGATAATACGTCTCAAGGGGAAGAAGAAAAAAAAGAAGAAATCCCCGAAGAATTGGAAGGCGTTTCTGAAGAGATAGCGCGGGACGTAATGGAGCAGGCAAAAGCGCAGGCCGAGGAAAAGGAACAAACAGAAGAAGGCAACGAGGACACCGCTTCGGGGGAGAGCGATAACATTCCCGACAGTTCTTTTGTCAAAGAAGGCAAAGTTCCTTATGTTCGGTTTAAAGAGCAAGTCGATAAAACGAACGAGTTGAAGGCGCAAATTGAAGCGTATCGTAATAGGTTTGGCGATGTTAATGCGCCGATACAGCAGCAGATACAGCCGCAACAAATCGGGCAGCAACCGCAGCCAACGCAAGCTATTTCGCAACAGCAACCGGTGAATTTTTCTCCCGATGTGACAAAACGCATTGAAGAAGCCGTCAAGGTTCGAGCCAAGCTACTTTCGGGATTAACCGACGAAGACATTGAGTCATTGGAATATATGGACGACGGCGACGACCGGATAGCAAGGTGGAAGAACGCTACCAAATATGCCGAAACAGAAATTTATTCTGCTATACGGCAAGCGCAGGAAGACAGAGTACGAGCGGCAAAAGCCTTTGTCGAGGAACATCAAAGGAATGTTCAATCGTTCAACGAGTACGTTGCGAACGAAGAGAAAAATCCGGATTTTAAGGCAATTTCCGAATATGCCGTTGACCTCAACGGTTTTGCGGCAAGGCTTAACGATAGGGAAAAGATTATCCTTCAAAGCGCGTACGAAAGGACGCAACGGCAGACTGCTTCGCCGCAGGATTACTACATTGTTCGTAATTTTTACGAACAAGCGAAAGCCGATTACTACAACAAAAAAGGAGCGAGGACGAAACCGGCGGCAACGACCCCGAGACCTCATCCGCGTTCCGAAAACATCACGGGGGCATCAACTCCCGGCGGGATTACCGCCGAAGAATTACGGACAATGCTTAACACCCAAGAATGGGAGCAAATTCCGCAGAAGTATAAAGATATGATGTTAGGGTTTAATTGAAAGGATTGATATAAATGGCATTAACAACTATACCGCTTTCTTTACAGTTGCAGGCATGGGCGAAGGACGTATGGAGCGCGGGCGTTCGTCAATGTTTCTTCTATAAGTTTATGGGCAAAGACGCAAGAAGCATTGTGCAAGAACGCGAAGAACTTTTCAAAGGCAGCGGTACTTCTATCAACATTCCTCTTCTTTTGCCGCTCAGGGGCGCAGGCGTTACCGGCGACAATATGCTTGAAGGCAATGAAGAAGCGCTCATCTACAGAGATTTCAACGTTGAATTGCAGCGTGTCCGCAATGCGGTTTGCCTTGCAGGTAAATTTGAGGAACACAAGACTCAAATCAATATGCGTAAAGATGCGAAAAACGCATTGACAGAATGGCTCGCAAGATACATTGACTGCGCCATTTTCTCGGTGCTTACCGGCGTGTTAAGTCCCGATATGGATTGGACATCTTTGGGCTTTCCCTTCCCTCTGGAAGCGCCTTCGCCCGACCGCGTATTCTTTGCAGGCGGCGCAACCGACGAAGCCTCTATTAACGCCAGCGACAAATTCAGTACGGATATTATCGGCATAGCGAAGCGCAGAGCGGTTGAAAGCGTAGACCAGCAGATTCGCCCCATTGTCATTGACGGCAAAGATACCTATGTGATGATTATCGACCAGTACCAGGCGAGAGACTTGAAGACCGATGTAAAATGGCTTGAAAGTCAGCAGCAGGGTAATGTACGCGGCGCAAACAATCCCATTTTCACGGGCGCGCTTGGTATGTGGGACGGCGTTGTCATCCACGAAAGCAACCGTATCCCCCGCATTGATAACGGCGTTACAAAAGTTTCCCACGCTCTTTTCTTGGGAGCGCAGGCGGCAGTATTTGCAGAAGGCGAACCGCCTGAATGGAACGAAAAGACGTTTGATTACGGCAACAAATACGGCGTATCTTTCGGACGTATGTTCGGGCTTAAGAAATCCCGGTTCAAATTCGACGGCACAAATTATACCGATTTCGGCGTTATCAATGTTCTCACTTCGGGAGCGGGCGATTAAGGCAAAGGGAGAGGCAACTCTCCCTTTTGTTATTATTACGGGGAGGCGAGGCTATGATTAAACTTTCTGATTTCATCGTCAGGCTTCGCGCCATGACTCACGACGAGAGAGAGATTGAATATAAAGATGAAGATTGGATCAGATATACAAACGATGCTTTAAGATTTGTTCGGCGCATTATCTTTGACATATACCCATCCATGCTTGCAGATATGCTGATAGACGGTTTTCTGACACCTCCCGAAAAGATTATTTATCTTTATGAAACCCCTATTCACATATTGAACGTAAGAGTTGACGGCAAGCGACTGAAACTTATAAATCCACATTCCGACGAGTGGAAGGAACATAACGAGCCTTACGGTTGGTATTTGTTGGGGTTTGATAAGATACGGATTATGCCTGCGCCGAAGCGTTACTCATTTTACGAGGTAACGGGGGTGCAAGATTTTCAACCTTTGACGAAAGTAGAGGAATTTTTGCCCATACCTTCGGAGTTTGAGGATTTTGTATCGGAGTATTGCGTAATGCGAGCGAGCGTTACAAACGAGTTCAATATGCAGGATGAAGCGCAGTTTACCGCTTATATAAGGCAAGAAATAGAAAATCGCTTGAAGAGTTTTTTAGTGCCGGGGGTAGATGTTAGGGGGTATTGGTGATGCGAATATCCACCAAACACTCTAATCAGCAGATAGTCGAATATAGGGATTTCAGCGGGGGATTAAACACATCGAACGCAAGTGAGATGATAGCCCCAAATGAGCTTGCTAAAGCGATAAATGTAGAGATAGATAAAAGCACGGGACTTTTAAAGACCGTACCCGGGACAAAGACGCTTTACGAGAACAAAGACAAGGATTTCACCGATATATTCTACGATAAAATCAACGACGTGTTTATTGTTTGCGACAGCGACAAAAACATTTACGGTTGGGACGGCGAAATTTTATTTGAGATTTCTGCGGAGAGTAAACTTTCAGGGAATATCCCGCCTACTTTTTGTTTATGGGAAAGTGGGGTGCTAATCGCTAGCGGTGGGAAACTTCAGTATTGCAAGCGAGACAGAATCGAAACCATGAGCAATTCTCCGGCGGAATGTAACGGCGTTTTTGTCCGCGACGGTAGGGTATGGGTTTATGCGAAAGATAGACTTTATACGTCAGCCGTAGGAGATGAAGAAAGTTGGGCAACAAATCCCAACGACTCTTCAGGCGGTCAATGGCTTGACATTGGCTATAAAGACGGCGGAAATATTGTTGGGGTTGTTTCTCTTTCAAGCGATATTATCATCGTCAAAGATAACGGGCATGTGTTTAGACTTTCGGGCAGTTATCCGAATTGGGTCGTTAAAGAAATAAGCCGTGAAGTCAGTTGCAGAGGTTATCGCGCTTCTGTGGGGCTTATCAATAATGCGGTTATATTGGGAGATAGTTTTATGCAAGCTATTTCCACCACGGAAGAATACGGCGATATGCAAGCTCGTGACATTAGCATAAAAGTGAGAAATGAAATATCTTTGCTGCCAAAGACAATAAAACTTCGATATGTTGCGCCTTATAATCAAATATGGATATTAGACAACGACAGAAGGTTATTGTTTCTAGAACTGGATAATAACGCTTTTTTTGAAAGGGAATACACAACGACCTTAAAAGACGTTTGCTATAAAGGCAACGATGTTTATGTTTTGAAAAAAGACAAAATACAAATCCAGGATCCGGATTCGGTTTTTGACGAAGACTTTTTTTTAAATTGGAGATGGCGAGCGAAAACGCTTGTATCTAATAACGCTTATTTGGTAAAAAGGGTGAGAGTTGATATTACGCCAATATGCGACCATCACTTTGAATGTCGCTTTTTGATTGGCAAAGCGGAAGTTTTCGGTACTCATCAAAACATAGCGGCGTGTGGATATCAAGATTATATGCCTGCGTATTTAGACAGCAGGGACGCTTACGCTCCGCCGGTTAAAGTCGATTATGTAACAAGCGACGATGCTTTTATGTATAACGGTTACGGCTATGAAGACGAAACGCCCGGATATAGTCTTAATATGTTCAGAACCGATGTAAGGCTTATAGAAAGGTTGCGTAAAATAAAAGTGGAGTCATGGGGACGCGGCGGACAGCTTTTATTTAACGGAGTGAATTTTGAGGTAGCGGAGGTGTAAAAATGGCGGAGTTGGAACAGAAATACCCTCTTGATTTCAGATATGGTGGGGACTCGAATCATGACATATTCGAAAAACTTATAAAGGAAATTCCTCTTATATACAATGCGGTAAATTCTGTAAGAGAGAATAGAAAAACCCCAACGCTTGACGCTGATGCGGGAACTGTAAAAAATCAATGGTATATAGATAATGACGGAGAAATATGGCTAAGAGACCCCACAAATACAAAATGGAATCACATGGGGACAAATTCACCGTTTTTCGGCGCAAACGGGAGCATGGATGCCCATAGGGTAGACGGTTATGTGTTTAATCTTGAGGGAGTTCAGAACAGGCAGTTAATATGGTTCAACGCAGACACGCAGGAATTTGAGCCGGCTATGGGAAGCGGCGATACAAATTTCGAGGTGGTTATTTCAAAGGACAGGACGCCTTGGAAGCAGGTGCGATGGCTTTATCCGATAGATGAGGTGAGCGCATGAACGGGATTTTAATGTTGGGGCAAAACATCTATCACAGACGAGGGGACACGGGAGTAATCAGGGTACAGATGAAGCTCTATGAAAACGCTCCTCCTTTTCGTTTTCGTGAAGGCGATACCGCCACATTGACAATAAAGAAACGATTGAAAGACCAGCCGTTTATCCTGCAAAAGGAAACGACAGACGGATTTTTTGTAATGCGTCACGAGGACACGGCGAAAATCCCTTACGGCGTTTATTTTTACGATATAAAAGTAAGGCTTAAAGAAGGGCAGTATTTTACCGTTGCGGGTCCGGCGCAGTACCATTTGTTGCCTAGTGTGCAAGGAGGTTAATCATGAACGACCATATTCATTATCACTTTAACGAAAACCACGG